GTTCCGGGTCACGCCGACGACGATCACTGACTGGCAGGGTGAGGGGCTGCCGATCGCGGAGCGGGGCGGACCGGGCAAGGCCTCGCGCTACGCGATCCCGGCCTGCGTGGCCTGGTACGTCGCGCGGATCGAGGCGCGGCATGGAGGGCCCGGGCTGATCCCGGCGGATGAGCGCGCGCGCAAGGACCGCGCCCAGGCACAGCTCGCCGAGCAGAAGTACCAAGTGCAGACGTCCGCACTGATCCTGGCCGCCGACGCGGAGCGCGAATGGACCGAGGCCGTACAGGACACGCGCGCCGCGCTGCTGGCCCTGCCGAACGCGCTGGCCCCGCGCTGCGTCGCCGCGGCGACGGATGGCGTGGTGGCGGTCCAGCGCGTGCTGCTGGACGGCGTACGGGACGCGCTCCGAGGCCTCGCGACGTGGGGCCGCCAGGGGGAGGAGCCGCGATGACCACAGCCGCCCGAACCGTGGTGCAACGCGCGATGCGAGCGTACGACCCGCCGCCCGATATCCGCGTGTCCGAGTGGGCGGCCGCCGAGCGCGTGGTCGCGCGCGGGACGAGTGCCCGCAGCGGCCGATGGCGGAGCGAGCCGTACCAGGACGCGCTCATGGACGCCGTGCACGAGGCCGTTGCGCGCCGCGCCGAGGCGGTGGTGCTGATGAAATCCGCCCGCGTCGGCGCCACCGAAATGTTGCTGAATATCGTCGGGTACTTCGTCGCGCACGACCCGAAGCCGATCATGCTGCTCGAGCCCACGGAGAGTCTCGCCAAGCGGATCAGCAAACGGCGGCTCGGGCCCATGATTGCGGCAGCGCCGGCACTCGCGAGGCGGATTCACAGCGGCCGCGGGCGGCACCCGGACTCGACGCTGCTGCACAAGCGCTTTCCCGGCGGCGACATCCTGCTGGTCGGAGCGAACAGCCCGACGCCACTCTCGTCGGACGCGATCTGTGTCCTACTGGCCGACGAGATCGACAAGTACCCGACGAACCTCGGCGACGAGGGGGATCCGCTCTCGCTCGCGCGCAAGCGCACGGCCACGTACTGGGACGCGGTGCGCTGGTACACGTCAACGCCGACGCTGCAGGGCGAGTCCGAAATCGAGAAGTGGTACGCCCTGTCCGATCAGCGGCGCTTCGTCGTGCCGTGTCCCCGGTGCGGGCACGAGGACTTTCTCACGTGGGACGACCAGCGGCATTTCTGGGTCCGCTTCTCGGGACGCGATCCCGCGACCGCGCACCTCGTGTGCCCGGCGTGCGCCGGGCGCCTCGAGGATCACGAGCGGCAGGACATGCTCCGACAGGGCCGCTGGGTCGCGACGGCGCCGTACGTCGGCGTGATCGGGTTTCACGCGTGGGAGGCCTACGCGTCGTGGGCGAGGCTCGCGACGATGGTGGCGAACTGGTTGCGCGCCGTGCGCCTCGGCCAGGCGCAGGTCCGCGAGTTCCACAACCAGACGCTCGGCCGGCCGTTCGAGCTGCCCGGGTCGAAGGTGGATGCGAGCTCGCTGCTCGGTCGGCGCGAGCCGTATCCCCACGCGCGGGAGGGCTACGTCGGCGATCTGCCCGCGCAGGTGTGCGGGCTAACGGCGGGCGTCGACACGCAGGACGATCGCCTCGAGCTCCACGTGTGGGGCTACGCACCGGGCGAGGAGAGCTGGCTCGTCGACGTGCAGATCATCCCCGGCGATCCGGCGCGGCCGGAGCCATGGCAGGAGCTTGATCGCCTGCTCACGCGCTCGTATCGCCACGCGACCGGCGTGTCGCTGCCGATCCTGGCCACGTGCATCGACTCCGGCGGGCATCGCACGCAGCACGTGTACGATTACTGTCGGCGGCCGGCCTCGATCGCGCGCCGCGTGTACTGCATCAAGGGCCAGGGCGGGCCCGACATTCCGTTCGTCGGGGATCATCGGCCGCGGCGCTATGGCCAGGACGAGCGCGAGGTGAACCTGCACCTGATCGGCACCGACCAGGGCAACGCGCTCCTGACGCCGCGGCTCCTCCAGGCCGCTGCGGGCCCGGGCTACGTGCATTTGCCAATCGGCCATCACCACGTCGGCGAGGAGTACGTCGCGCAGCTCGCCGGGATGCGGCTGACCCTGAAGCAGAGCAAGGGCAAGCCCTCCGTGCGGGTCTGGGAGGCGATCCGGCCGCGCGTGGAGGCCTTCGACGCCGCCCTGTACGCCCTGGCCGCGCTCCGGCTCGCGGATCCCCGCGGCGACCAGCTGACGGCCTGGGCGGGGCGCGTGGCGGCCGCGGCCGCGGATCTGCGGCACCGCGAAGCCGAACCGGCGGCAGAGGCGGCGCCACCACAGCCCGCCGCAGGCCGGCCAGTGGGGCGGAGCAGCTACCTAGCGGGCCACGCGCGCGGCAGCGGCTGGTGAGTCCGGCCCCGTACCGGCCGGTGACACCCCGCGCGGCGGCGGACTGGCTGACCAGCGCTGAAGCGGGCCGGCTCCTTCGCCGCTCGCCAAAGACCATCCGCAACCTCGTCTCGCTCCACAAGCTCAATCGCAAGCTGATCCGCGCGGGACGCGTGCGCCGCTGGGTCATGTTGCTGCCGCCGAACACCGTTGAGCAGCTGCGGGTGCTCTGCTGGGGCGACCTGCGAAGCGACCTGCGGCAGCCGAAATCTGGGCGTCGGAGCATCCCTGTCAAGTGAAAAGTACACGAGCCCGAGTACGAGCCCGAGTACGAGCCCGAGTACGAGCCCGAAGCCCACCCCGCTTTTCCCGCCGTTTTCAGAACCGACCGTATTGTCTGCGCATGAACCGGCGCATGCCATGCCTGCTCGGTCGCGCGATGTGACATGGCTGAGACCCAAGCCGAGCTCGAGGCGCAGCTCGCGGCCATCCGCGCTCAGAAATTACTGCCGAAGGTTAGCCAGTTCGGGGCGCGCAGCATGACCGCGCGCGACATGAGCGAGCTGGACGCGATCGAGGCCCAGGTCCTCGCCAAGCTGGCCGCCCTCACCAGCACGCGGCCCCCGCGCATCCTGTACGGCTACGCCAATGGGAAGGGCACATGCTGAGCCTCCTCGAGCGCGCGGCGTTCTCCGCAGGTCGGCTGGCGCACGCGTTCACGCGCGCCCCGCGCGTCCGGGCCGAGGCGGCCTACCAGAGTGCAGGCACCGGGCGGCGTACGCTCGGCTGGCGGACCTCGACCATCGGTCCGAACGCCTCGACGCTGCCGCACCTGCGTCGCCTCCGGGAGCAGGCGCGCGAGCGCTACCGCAACGACCCCTACGGCGGCGGGGCGATCGACTACCGCACGGCCCAGCTGGTCGGGTGCGGGATCTGGCCGAAGTCGCTGGCGAAGAGCGAAGCCTTCCGTGAGCGCGTTCAGCGGCTGTTCGCCCGCTGGGCCGAGCAGTGCGACGCCGACGGACTCCACGATTTCGCCGGCCTGCAATCGCTCATCACGCGGACCTGGCAGGAAGCCGGCGAGGTGTTCGTGCGCCTGCGCCCGCGCCGGCCCGAGGACGGCCTGGCCGTGCCGCTGCAGCTCCAAGTCCTCGAGCCGGAGCTACTCCCGCTCGACGACGATCGCCTGCTCCCCAACGGCAACACCGTACGGGCGGGCATCGAGCGGAACCGCATCGGGCAGCGCCAGTGGTACCACTTCCACCGCGCCCATCCTGGGGACGGCGAGACGCGCGCCGAGGCCACGCAGATCGTCCGCGTGCCGGCTGAGGACATCGCGCATGTCTACCTCCCGCTGCGCGCGGGCCAGCTTCGCGGATTGCCTCACCTGTTCCGGACTCTGCTGCCGCTGCGGGATCTCGACATCGGCGACGACGCCACGCTGCAGCGCTGGCTGCTCGGGAACATGTTCATGGGCTGGCTCAAGCCCGCGCCGGGCCTGGGGGCCGACGTCGATCCACTCACCGGTCAGCCGATCCAGCGGGACGCCAATGACCGGCCCATCGTGGCGATGGAGCCCGGGGCCCTGCCGGTCCTGCAGGCGGGCGAAGAGCTCGAGTTCAACGATCCGCCGGAGGCTGGCCAGACGTACGAAGCCTTCGTGCGCCAACAGCTGCGGAAGGTGTCGATCGCGACGGGGACGCCGTATCACGCGCTGACGGGCGACATGGCCCAAGTGAACGACCGGACGATCCGCGTGATCCTGCAAGACTTCCGGCGCGCGCTCGAGGCGCTCCAGTGGCAGGTGCTCGTGCACCAGCTGTGCCGGCCCGTGTTCGTGGCGTGGTTCGAGAGCGCGGTACTGGCCGGCGAGCTCGAGGTGCCGACCGAGTTCTTCTCCGATCCCGAGCGCATGGCCGAAACGATGGCCGTCGAGTGGGCGCCCGACCGTTTCGGCTATATCCATCCGGTCCAGGACATCCAGGCGGACCGCGAAGAAGTGCGCGCCGGGTTCGCGAGCCGGACGCAGAAGGTCAAGGAGCGCGGCTACGACGTCGAGGATGTGGATCGCCGGCGCGCCGAGGACAACCAGCGCGATCGCGCGCTCGGGCTGGTGAGCGATTCGGACCCAAGCCGGACCGACGGCACGGGCAAGCGCGCGGCGGAGCTCGCCCCGCTCGCCCCGGCTGGAGAGGAGACGGCATGATCCAGCGGCAGTGGTTCCGGTTCGAGGCTCAGGACGATGCGGTGGTCGACATCCACATCATCGACTTCATCGGCGACTGGATCGACGACTACTTCGGATTTGGGGTGACCGCTAGGGCGTTCGTTGACCGGCTGGAGCGGTTGCCCGCTTCGGTGAAGAAGCTCCGGGTCCACATCAACAGCCCAGGTGGTGACGTGGCCGGGGCCGTGAACATCGCCAACGCCCTGCGCAACGAGCGCCTGCACAAAGGGCGCAGTGTCGTCACCATCGTCGACGGCTGGGCAGCCAGTGCGGCGACCCTGGTGATGATGGCTGGCGATCCCGTCCGGATCGCGGACAACGGCCAGGTGTTCGTCCACAATCCGTGGACCGTCGTCGGCGGCAACGCGGACGAGCTCCGGAAGAGCGCCGATGACCTCGACGCCGTCCGCACGTCCATCATCGCGACGTACCGGTGGCACTCCGCGCTCAGCGACGAGGCCCTCGGCGCGCTGATGGATGCGGAGACGATGATGACGGCCGACGAGGCGATCGCCAACGGGTTCGCGACGGAGAAGGTCGAAGGGCTCAAGGCCGTCGCGGCGCTCGATCGGCGGATGCTCGCCCGGTTGCCGATCCCGGACCGCTACCGCGATCGCCTCGCCGCACTTGTGCGGCCGGACCCTGCGGCAGAGCCGCCGAAGCCACCGGCCGCGGCGCCGGACGCTGTCGCCCGCGCGTGTCGTGAGGCGGGCTTCCCGGAGCTGACCGAGGACCTGCTGGGCCGCCCGCTCGAGATGGTGCAGGTCACGCTGCAGGACAAGCAGGACGCCAAGGGCGCCGCCGAGTCGCGGGCGGCTGAGATCCGCCAGTTGTGCGGGATGGCCAGGCTGCCGGAGCTGGCCGACGAGTTCATCGTCGGCGGCCTCGCGATCGCGCAGGTCAAGTCCACGTTGACTCGCCTGCGGCCGCGGCTGGCCGCAGCCGAGATCGATACAACCCGCTCCGAGGCGGGTGATCCGGAGAGCGGATGGTCACGAGCCATCGCAAAAGTTCAGGGCACGCGCATGAAAGGAGCCTGAGCCATGACGAAGCGATTCAGCGGGTGGAGCCTGATGCCGACCCTGACCGTCCTCGCGGCTCTGTTCGCGGCGGTTCACGTGCACACGAAGGCGCTGCACACGCGCCTGCTGCGCGTGAAGGACGCGCACGGGCTCGGTCTCGGATGGCTCGACGCCTTCCGGTTGTCGGGGACGTCGGTCTATCCCATTGCCGGCGGTGCCACGCTGACGGAGGGCCAGCATACCGGCGAGTTCGTGGTGTCGGAAGCCAACGGGACCCGAAGCCGAGAGAAGATCACCGTGCTCTCCGGACAGAACCTCAAGGCGGGCGCGGTGGTCGGGCGCGTGAACAAGGGGGTCGGGCGCGCGTCAGTTCCGGCCGTGGTCGGCACGGGTAACGGCACGATGACGGCCGTCTCTGCG